ATAGATGATATTCTGGTCTTAGAAAGTGAAATGTTAGTCTTAGACTTAGTCTCTTATGTGACTGATATAGATGATATTCTGGTCTTAGAAAGTGAAATAATAGATCTCGATCTAGTGTTATATACCACGGACATATATGATATAGATCTTTTGGAACCTTCAGATATTAGTTTAGATTTTGTCCAATATACTACTACTGTATATGATATAACTATAATTGAAAATGAATTAATAGATTTAGATTTGGTTTCATATACGACTAGTATAAATGATATTCTGGTTTTAGAAAGTGAAATAGTAGTTTTAGACTTAGTTTCATATACAACTTATATAGATGATATTCTAGTTTTAGAAAATGAAATATTAGTTTTAGACTTAGTCTCATATACTTCTCTATTCTATGATATTACTTTTGATAAAACTATCATACCAGTTACTCCAATTATAAGGTGTTACACAATTCAAAAAGAAATAAGATTAGATGCTGTTTCAAAAGAAACAAGATATAATACAATGAGGAATGAAGAAAGATTTATTATTATTGAAAAAGAAGAAAGAAATATTTTAATTTATTAAAAGGAGATACCATGACTGTTTCATTTACAAAAGCTAATGATTGGGTAGAAAATGATGCTGAGGTTGCAGATCTCGATGGCGATCAATTTACAGTTGCCTTATCAAACACTGCTCCAGCATCAGAAACAAATCCACCGTTAACCGATGGCAAGGGTGTTTTGGCAAATGTTACTCAAATTAGTTATACAAATTTATCAGCAAGAACACTTACTAGGGTTGCGTCCTCCCAGACTGGTGGAACGTATAAACTTGATTTTAGTGATCTCGTTCTTAGTGCTAGTGGTGGAACTGTTGGTCCTTTTCGTTATATCTATATATACGACGATACCCCAACATCCCCAGCAGATCCAATTGTCGGATGTTACGATGTAGTAACACCAATTACTATTGGTGATGGCGGAAGTAGAACATTGCAATTTCATGCTAATGGGTTTTTAAATAAAACCTAAGTTATATATGCCTAATTTCATAACACTACCTCCAAAAGATCCTTCTGCAAAATTGGATTATATTTTCGATTGGGCCGCCGAAAGAAACAATAGAGATTTAAGTGATTGGTTGCTTCCAGATGAAACAATAGTAGATATGGAAGTAACTGCTGAAACAGGAATAACCATTGTATCCTCATCAAGAATAGATGATGATACTGCTGTTTTAGTTTGGTTGTCTGGTGGTTCTGATGGGGAAGAGTATAAAATATCTTGTAAAATAACAACCAGTTTAGAGCGAGAAGATAGTAGAACAGCAATAGTTCCAGTCAAAATAAGATAGGAGGAATCTAGTGATTGAATCCATATTAAACACAATTAAAAAAATGCTGGGAGTTCCAGCAACAGACACAGCATTTGATTCTGATATTATTGTTGCAATAAATAGTGCCTTTATGTCACTTAATCAACTTGGAATTGGACCAGACATTGTGTTCTCTATAGAAGATAATACTAAAGAGTGGTCTGATTTTCTAACAGATCCAACGCTTTATCCATCAGCACAAAGTTATATTTATCTTAAAACAAAACTAATGTTTGATCCGCCAAGTCTATCTTTTCATTTAGCAGCCATGGAGAATCAAATTTTAGAGTTATCTTGGCGACTAATGGTTCAAGTTCCTATACCGCCAGAAACTTAAAGGAGAAAACATGGTTAATAATAAATCATTAAAGCATATTGGGGTTCTAGGAATGCATTGGGGTCAAAGTAAAGCTCGTGTTCTTAGTTCAGATCATGTTCAAAGTAGGGAATTAAAAAAGAAGCACGTAAGTGAATTATCTAATGCTGAAATAACAAAAATTACAACTAGATTACAATTAGAAAAGTCTTTGGCCAGCCTTAATACTCATCAAGTAGGTGTTGGTCAGAAAATATTTGCTAATCTAGTTCAAAAGTTTGGGCCCTTGGCTTTAGGATATATTGTTAAGAATTATGTTGCCCCCAATTTTCGACAAGGTATGGATGAAGAAGTAAAGAAGTCTCATTTTCATAATGATCCTAATGTTGTAAACGCTGAAGTAGTAAATTAGAGGCATTATGACTTTATCAAATACGGCTACGCCCAAATATTATGGTGAATTTAGAAAAAAGGTTCTTAATGGAGAAATTCCAATCTGTACAGAAATTTCATTAGAAATGAATCGTATCGATTCGTTAATAGATAATCCAGAAATTTACTATGATGATAAAGCGATTGATGGATTTATAGCTTTTTGTGAAAATGAAACTACTCTTACAGATGGAAGCGATTTACATCTTTTGGATACTTTTAAATTATGGGCAGAGCAGGTATTTGGTTGGTATTATTTTGTTGAAAGAAGCATCTATCAACCGTATGAAGATAATCATGGTGGTATTTATATTAGAAAGAAAATTAAGAAGCGTTTAATAAATAAACAATATTTAATAATAGCTCGTGGTGCAGCAAAATCAATGTATATATCTCTTATACAGAATTTCTTTTTAAACATAGATCCATCAACAACCCATCAAATAACTACAGCTCCAACCATGAAACAAGCAGATGAGGTTATTTCTCCAATTAGAACATCCATAACAAGATCAAGAGGGCCTTTGTTTCAATTTTTAACAGAGGGATCTTTACAAAACACAACTGGTTCGAAAGCCAAAAGAGTTAAATTAGCATCAACTAAAAAAGGAATTGAGAATTTTCTAACAGGTTCTCTTCTAGAAATTCGTCCAATGTCAATAGATAAACTTCAAGGATTACGACCAAAAGTATCTGGAGTAGACGAATGGTTGTCTGGAGATATTAGAGAAGATGTGGTTGGAGCAATAGAACAAGGGGCATCTAAACTAGATGACTATCTAATTATTGCTGTTTCTTCTGAAGGGACAGTACGAAATAGTAGTGGTGATACCATTAAAATGGAACTTCTAAATATTCTACGTGGTGAATATATTAATCCACATGTGTCTATATGGTATTATCGTTTAGATAAAGTAGAAGAAGTTGCGCAACCAGAAATGTGGTTAAAAGCAAATCCTAATTTAGGAAAAACCGTTTCTTATGAAACATATCAATTAGAAGTTGAAAGGGCAGAGAAAGCTCCAGCTTCTCGAAATGATATTTTAGCCAAACGATTTGGTATCCCGATGGAAGGATATACATATTTCTTTACATATGAGGAAACAATCCCACATCGTAAAAGAGACTATTGGAATCTTCCATGTGCTCTAGGTTTTGACCTTTCTCAAGGTGATGATTTCTGTGCTTTTGATTTTCTATTTCCACTCCCCAAAGGTGGTTTTGGTATAAAAACAAGATCATATATATCTTCAAAAACGCTTATGAAACTTCCAGGTGCCATGAAGGCTAAATATGATGACTTTCTAAAAGAGGGAACACTTCAAGTATTAGAGGGGACTGTTCTTGATATGATGGAAGTATATGAAGATTTAGAAGCTTATATAGAATCAAAACAATATGATATTAGGGCAGTTGGATATGATCCATATAACGCAAAAGAATTTATTGAGCGTTGGGAACGAGAAAATGGACCTTATGCCATTGAGAAGGTTTTACAAGGAGTAAAATCAGAATCGGTTCCTTTGGGCGAGTTAAAGAAATTATCAGAAGATGGTCTTTTAGAGTTTGATGAAGATCTTATGTCTTTTTCCATGGGAAACGCTATAACTTTAGAAGATACAAACGGTAATAGAAAACTCCTTAAAAAAAGATATGATCAAAAAATAGATAATGTTTCTGCTCTTATGGATGCTTATATTGCATATAAAGCACATAAAGAAGCTTTTGAGTAAGGAGGATACATGTGAATAATAGCATGAATATTTTTAGTAGACTAAAGTCTTCTTGGAATTTATTTTTAGATAGAAATAGGGCAGAAGAAGCAAAGTCGGTTCCAGGTTCGGTATATTCAATTCCACAACATAGACCCAGGCTTAAATATGGGAATGATAGATCAATTGTTGGTGCGGTTTACAATAGAATTGCAACAGATGTTTCTGTTGTGGATATCCGTCACGTTAGGGTTGATGAAAACGAAACGTTCAGAGAAACAATCAATTCTGGTTTAAATAATTGTCTTTCTTTGGAAGCAAATGTAGATCAAACCAATCAAGCTTTTCTTAGTGATGTTGTTATGTCTATGCTTGATGAAGGGGTAGTTGCGATAGTTCCAGTAGATACATCAGTAAGTTTAACAGACCAAAATAGTTTTGACATTTTATCAATGAGAACAGCAAAAGTTGTGCGGACGTGCTTTG